TCTAGCAAAAGCGTCTATGCCACCTGCTAATCGTATCTGATCTGCTGTGGGTGCTTGTGGTGGCACGAATGTTTGTTGTAGTGGTTGAGATTCAACCCCTCCTGCTATAGCTGTCCCTGTTTCAGAAGGTTTCGTAAGCACGTAATTTGGGTTTAGCTTTACGTTTTGATTAGCTCCTCCTACAACTTTATTAATAGAAGCTATATTAGTTAAATCTTTTCCTCTATCATTTTCAACAGCAAAGAAAGCAGCAGTAGCATTAGCAGAGTTTTGAGGACTACTAAACCAATTATTAAGCTGTTTTTCTGACATGTTTATAAGATCAACACCTAACTTGTTTCCTACATTTTTATAGTTTTCTTTTCCAGTTAGCTGCACATATCCTCTACCTCTATATTTAAATCCATCATTAGGTTCTGTATTACCTAGTTTGTTTTCTCCACCATACGCTATGTTAAATAGTGCAGGTACGTTCTTAGGGTCAGGTGCATTTGTTTTACCGTCCGATCCCTCAGGTCTTAACAAACCTTTTGCCAACTGATATTTAGTGTTACCAAAGTTTTTCTTAAAAGCTTCATGGCTATAGTTCATATTATTTTCTATTAATTGTGTAAAGTCTTTACCATCTTTTCCTCTACTTTCGTAACCAACTTTTGATAAGATAGCTCCGTAATCAACTGTGTTGCGATCTAAACCTATATCGGACAAAGCGTTAGTTATAAGAGAAACTGGAGCAGTCACACCTGTCCCTGAAAGAACAGTTCCTTGTGTAGGAACAGCAGCACCTGCTGACATGTCAAAAGCATTTTTTATAGTGTCTATAAAACTCTTCTTGTTCTTATCAACTTTATCATCATTAGTTTCTATGATGTCTTGCACTTCAGAAGCGTCTGCACCAACATCTGCACCAGAGTATCTAGCTAACTCCTGTCTACTTAATACCTTTGCTCCCTCTGGTCCTTCACTGTGTACCTGTATGAGGTTTCCTTTACCTGTGGTCTTTCTAAGAACAGGATCAAGTATGCCGTGTTTATCTGTGGCTAAGATTGCTCTTGCTGAATCTTTTGGTGACGCACCCACTAGATGCAAGTCTCTTTTGTCAACTCTAAACTTTTTGTTTGCGTTTACTCCTGGCACAACTACCCACGCATATTCTATTATTTCTTGTGCTTCATCTGCAACCGTTTGTGGTTCTATAACATTTTGAAACTCACCCGGAGGTCCATAGTATTGTTCTGGCTCTTCAGTTTCTGTTGGTGGAGTGAAAGGCACACCTAATGTTTGTGGTCTTTCTGCTGGTCTTGTTGTGCCTTGCTCTTTAAAACTAGATACATCAGGTAACAGGTCTGTTTCAAAACCTTTTTGCTCAAACAAAGGAACTCCTTGTATTGTCTCACCTTTACCTGTTACAGCATTTATCAGCGCCTCTGTCATGCTTGTATTAGGAGCAACCATTAGAACTCTCTGTAATGTCATCTTTTCTTCTGACGTTAGTGGTTGTTCTGTTGCAGGGTTAACACCTGAACGCAATGCTTTTTCTGCAAAAGAACGTGCTGCTCTTTCACTCATTCTTTGTAAAAATCCAACTACAGGTATTTTTGATGTTACATCTGCTGTTTTGCTATCAGCGTTTTTAATATAGTTTGCCCAATCATCTTTGTTATATTGAGAATAGTTTTTACCTACAAACTTTTCGTGGTCAGAGGGCTGTGCCATAACAACACCACTCTGTAAATTCCTTTGTCTAACAGCTTCTGCCTCGTCTTCTTGTCTACTACGTTCATCTGCAGCAGGATCAAAAGTTCCTCCTCCTGTTGTTGGAGCGCCTCCTTCTAAAAAGTTAGGTGGAATATACTGCATAGGTCTTCCATTGAAGAAAGGTATGACAACTGTTCTGCCTGTGTTTGGATCAGTAAAGTTACGTAGCTCAAAGCCCACGCCAGGAAAACGTCCTCCTCCTGCACCGTAGGGTTGATTAGCTTTAAACTCAGAACCTGTAACGCTAGAGTATGTATCACCCACGACACCACCTTCTTGGAATCCCTCTAACTCTTCAACAGGAAATGGGAACTCCTCTTGCTCCTCTACAGGCTGTCCACCAATACGTCCGTCAGCTTCCATTCGAGCCAAACCCATCTTAGCTTCATCTCGTAGCTCTTCAAACTTATCTATACCATGATAGCGTACAACATCAGCAGGTACAACATACTCACCTTCACTAAGCATTGCAGGTACATCATCTCTTACTTCTTCTGCCATACTACCTGCAGGAACTTCGTTACCACTTACAGGGTCACGCTCTACACCGTCATCAGCGAGTACACCACCCTCGCT